TAACGGCCTGAAGCACTTTGTCCGCTCACCTATGCAAACTAGCATGGACGCAGACTTCGACACAGGCAACAGCCGATATAAGGCTCGTGAGCGATACAGCTTCGGCGTATCTGACCCACTGGGTATCTTCGGTTCACCCGGCGCTTCATAAGAAGTCAAAAGGTGTTAAGATTGGGGGCTTCGGCCCCCTTTCTTTTGTGTGGTAAAAAGTAGATATGCCTAGAGAAGAAAAGAAAACGTCAAAAGAACCACAAAATTCTAGGATATGCGCTTCTTGCAACAAAACTAGGCTGTTGTCCCAGTTCGAGCATTTTAAAGAAGGGTTTGTTCGTAGCGTCTGCCAGTCGTGCGTTATAGCGCAAAGAGCAAGAAAAACCTCCGCTACCCCTGAATCCTACCTTCGAGTACTAAACACCCAACTAAAATCCCAACGTCTTAAACAGGGCGTCGAATACGAGTTAACCACGGAAGATGTTATTGACCTGTGGGAAATGCAAGACGGCAAATGCGCGTTATCTGGCGTGCTTATGACTCATCAAAGAGATGGCATCTATGGCGACAGGAAGAAGAAAGAGTTTAATGCCTCGATAGACCGTATAAACCCCCAAGGCCCTTACGTACGGGAAAACGTACAGCTACTCGCAGCTAGGGTAAATACTATGAAACACACGCTTGGTGAAGATATGTTTATATGGTGGGTAAGAAACATTTACGAGACCCGACTTAAGTGATATTGTAAAACTGTTTTATCTCCCTTGTAGGTCTTAGCCCACCCCCCACAGGTGGGCTTTTTTTGTTTAAGTATTGTGTACTTATATCCGAAATGGTATATAGTAACTGTACCGGGGTCATCCGGTGTATCTGACAGTCCCGGCTGACGACATGCAGACAGATGCACCCCAAAATTAACTCGCATGTGAGGATTCTCAAAATGGCGAATACTACCTTTACAGGCCCAGTCATCTCGACTAACGGTTTTCAAACTGCCGATGGCAATATCACTGCTACTGGCACAGCTAATGTAATTGTTATCCCTACTTCTGATCCGGGTGTTGCAGGCGCTATCTGGAACAATGCTGGTACTCTAGCTGTCTCGGCAGGTTAATCCTTACTAACTAGAGGAGAGACCCATGTCTAGTTCAGATATTCAAACCAAACGGGTTGCTGCCGGAGGTACCGGTAGCTTGGGCGTAGGCCCCGCTCGTATACGCCAAGTTCAAGTGCTTACTAGTAATGTTGGCGCAGGTAGGTTGACGATTACTGATGGGGCCGGTGGCCGCACGGTTTTGGACATCGACTTTATTGCTGACGATTCGCACTCTATAAACATCCCAGATTACGGTATTCGCTGTGAAAGTGACGTAACAATCACACTGCTCACGAATATTGCTGCGATGACGGTGTTCTACAGCTAATGGCTAAGCAAGTTGACAAGAAAGCGATGGCTTGTAATAAGCCGAAGAGAACTCCTTCTCACCCCAAAAAGTCTCACATAGTTAAGGCTTGTGAAGGCGGGAAGGAAAAGATCATTCGGTTTGGTGAGCAAGGCGCGTCTACTGCTGGTAAGCCTAAGTCTGGTGAGTCTGCTAGAATGAAGGCCAAGCGCAAATCATTTAAAGCCCGACACGGTAAGAACATTGCCAAGGGTAAGATGAGCGCAGCCTACTGGGCGGATAAGGTAAAATGGTAACTAAATGAAAGACTTAGAATACTCGATGGTAGACGTAGCATTAGCTATTCTGAGTTATTCTAAGGGGCGTTGGACTCCAGAAGAAGTTTTAGAGTTTGCATTTGCTCTACAAGCTTTTCACGAAGAAGAGACGGACGAATCAAAGCCTACTTTAGTTAGCATTAAAGGCGGAAAGAAAGATGCCAAGCAAGAGCAAAAAACAACACAACCTGATGGCAGCGGTGGCGAATAACCCCAAGTTTGCCAAGAAGGTAGGAATCCCACAAAGCGTGGGGGAAGATTACGTTGAGGCCGATAAAGGCCGTAAGTTCAGGAGTGGCGGTATGGCTGGTTGCGGAACTAAGAGAATGAACATGGGCGGAATGACTAAAGCCAAAAAGACTATGCGTAACCTCGATGATGAGATTTACCGCATTGACACCGAAAAGGCTATGGAAGAGCGCAAGATGAACAAAATGGCCGCTGGCGGGTGTGTAGGTGACGGCTGCGCTATCCGAGGCCGCACTAAAGGTCGCATGGTATGATGAAGTGCCGGGGCATGGGCAAAATGAAGCCCATTACGTTTAAGAAAGGCGGTACGGTCAAAGACGACTGTTACCGCAAGGTGAAGGCATCGTACAAAGTCTTCCCTTCTGCGTATGCCTCGGGTGCTATAGCCAAATGCCGGAAGAAGAAAGCCAGTGGCCGTTCGTAAGACAGAAAAAGGAGCCGCGCTAAAGCGTTGGTTCAAAGAAGACTGGAAAGATGTCCGTACAGGCAAAGCCTGTGGCCGCAAAGAGGGCGAGAAGCGGGGAACCCCGTACTGTAGACCAACCAAGCGTGTCTCCAGTAAAACGCCTAAGACCTCTGGTGAAATGACAGCGGCAGAAAAGAAGTCCCGTATAGCGCAGAAGAAGCGCTTAGGGCAACCGGCAGGAAAACCCAAACGGGTTAAGCCTTTGAAAAGGAAGAAATAATGGCAACTTCTGGCACTACAGCGTTTAACCTAGACTTCACCGAGATTGCGGAAGAAGCGTGGGAACGTGCCGGTAGGGAAATGCGATCTGGATACGACTTGCGCACAGCGCGTCGATCTATGAACCTGCTGACTATTGAATGGCAGAATCGCGGCATTAACATGTGGACTATCGAGGAGGGTACGTTAAACCTTGCTCAAGGCACTGCCACATACGACCTGCCAGCCGACACTATAGATTTACTAGAGCACGTAGTGCGCACAGGCGACGGGAGTATCACTACCCAGTCTGACCTGAACATCACGCGTATCAGCGTCTCTACCTACTCCAGTATTCCTAACAAGCTCTCACAGGGCCGCCCAATACAGCTTTATGTAGACCGTGGGCAGGTTAATCCTTCGGTAACTGTATGGCCTGTGCCGGATCAGGGGACGTTAGCGTCGCCCTACTATATTTTAAAGTACTGGCGCATGCGCCGTATTGAGGACGCGGGTAGCGGTGTTCAGACCGCAGACATTAACTTCCGTTTTCTACCCTGCCTCGTTGCGGGACTTGCGTATTATATAGCGCAGAAAGACCCAGATTTAATGCCCCGTATTCCCATGTTACAGACAGAGTACGAGCGACAGTTTGAGCTAGCGGCAGGTGAGGATAGGGAAAAGGCGGCGCTTAGTTTAGTGCCCCGTATTTATGGCGTGAGGTAGGCATGAGCTACAAGTATGCGTCAGGCCAAAAAGCGATTGCCATCTGTGATGTTTGCGGGTTTCAGTATAAACTTAGGGAACTCAAAGAGTTAGTCATCAAGGGCAATAGGACCAACATCAAGGCATGCCCCGAGTGTTGGAACCCAGACCAACCCCAGAACAGACTAGGGGAATTCCCAGTAGAAGACCCACAGGCGCTACGGGACCCCAGACCAGATTCAGCGGAATTGGTAGCTAGTAGGGATATTCAATGGGGATGGGACCCAGTAGGACTAAACGATCCTTTTGGACTTACGCCAGACAATTTGGAAGGAAGAGGCGCCGTAGGGACCGTAACAGTAACTACGAGCTAGGAGACAGAAATGAAAATGAAGTCACGATCAAACGTAAAAGCTCCGAAGGTAATTGAGTTTCCTAACGAGCCAGTAAAGTACAGCGTCGCTGATTGCTGCAACCAACCGCCTAAAGATATGAAGACTAGCGGTGTTAAAGTTCGCGGTGTCGGTGCGGCAACCAAAGGTACTATGGCCCGAGGCCCAATGGCTTAAGGAGTAGCAGGTGAATTACACCGAGCTTAAAACCAATATTGAGGACATTTGCGAGCAGTCGTTTACCGATGACCAGCTAGCTATGTTCACGCAGCAGGCCGAGCAGAAGATATATAACACTGTTCAGATTCCTGCTTTGCGTCGTAACCAGACGGGCAACTTAACCTCTGGAAACAAGTATTTGGTGTACCCTACGGACTTTTTGTACCCCTTCTCTTTGGCGGTTATTGACGGTGATGGGAACTATTCCTACTTGCTGAACAAAGACGTTAACTTCATACGAGAAGCGTATCCCGGTCCAACGGATACTGGCGCACCCAAGCATTACGGCGTTTTTGACGATACAGCGTTTATCATAGGCCCAACACCGGACGCTAGCTACCAAGTGGAGCTGCATTACGGATACTACCCTGAGTCTATCGTTACTGCCGGTACTACATGGCTAGGCGATGAGTTTGATTCTGCATTGCTCAACGGCGCTTTGGTCGAGGCAATACGCTTTATTAAGGGTGAGCCGGATATGGTGGCTCTGTACCAGAAGATGTATATCGACGCTATGGCGTTATTAAAGAACCTAGGCGATGGCAAGATGCGGGAAGACATGTACCGCTCCGGTCAGGTCAGGATTGAACCGCGTTAATTTAAGAGGAAAGAGAAATGGCTATCACACAAGCTATGGTTACATCGTTCAAAGTTGGCGTGCTTGATGGCACTTTCGACTTTAGCAGCGGCACGTCACAAGTATTTAAGATTGCTTTGTTTACTTCAGCAGCTACGCTAGATGCGACTACTACAGCGTATTCAGCGACTAACGAAGTTTCAGGCACAGGTTACTCTGCGGGCGGCAACACTCTAACTATTTCGCAGGTCCCAACGTCTACCGGCACTACAGCTTTCTTGGACTTTGCGGATACTACATGGTCTACAGCGACTATTACTGCTCGTGGCGCTTTGATTTACTTGGCTGACGGTGGCACTAACCCTGCTGTTGCAGTTCTGGACTTTGGTGCGGACAAGACCTCTACTGCGGGTGACTTTACTATTGTGTTCCCTGCCGCTGATGCGAGCAACGCTATTATTCGTATCGCCTAAGAGTAGGGTGCTATGACTGACGTTACGGTCCCACTCTCCGGTTGGGGATACAGCTCTTGGGGTACAGATTCGTGGGGCGAAGGTAATGCTCTGCCAATCGGTACCGGTGCTGTAGGGACGGTAGGTGTTGTAGGTAATGCAGTTGTCACCCTTACGGGTGTTGAAGCTACTACGGCTCTAGGCACAGCCGTTGCTCAAGCAGATGCAAACGTCTTGGTTACTGGGCTTAGTGCTACAGGTGAGACGGGGTACACGGTCTGGAACGCCACGGTTTATTTGGGTGGTTGGGGTCGTGGAGTCTGGGGACAGGCGGCTTGGGGTGAATCTCTAGGTCTTGCTGCCATAGGCGCAGTAGGCTCGGTCACTGTAGGCGAGGGTGTTGGGGTATTCCCTGTAGGGGTTGAAGCTATCACAGCCCTTGGCAATATTGCAGTTAATGGCGATGGAGCAATAGAAGCTCTCGGCAATGCAGCTACAGGCGAGATCGGAACCCCACTAGTAGAAGCCGACGCTATTGTCGCGGTTACAGGCGTTCAAGGTACAACGGCGCTAGGCACAGCAGGACCGATAACTCAGGTCAATGTTTTTGCCGTTGGAGTAGAAGCCACAGCCACAGCGGGCAATGTAGAGATAATCGGGGATTCCTCACTCGATGCTACAGGCTTAGAAGCCACCGCTACACTCGGCAACATAACGGTACTGCTCCAACAGAATGTCAACGTAACAGGCGTTCAGGGCACTACAGCACTAGGTGAGACAACCGAGACCGCAGGGGCGAAGGTTTACCCACTGGGTGTACAAGCCACAGGACGAGTTGGAACTGTATTAGTCTGGGGTGAAATCGTACCGAATCAAAACGCAGGCTGGGTAGACGTAGACGACAGTCAAACACCAAATTGGACGGATATAGCAGCATGAAAATAGTAAAAGATGCAGTACAACTGGGCGATGCAATAGACCCCAAGCATGAAGTTGAAGTGGTATGCGCACATTGCGGATACGATCTTAATGAGGCTGAATTAGCCGCAGACACTTGCTCTGATTGCGGGCAAGCCCTAAACTTACGTCAGAATACAAAGATTTACGCGACAAGCGTGCCGCCCGCTGGCGGCAGTACGTTAGTGTAGATACTGGAGAAACCAAATGGCTACTTATGTAAACAACCTCCGGCTCAAAGAAATCACTACTGGTGATGAGGACGGTACTTGGGGTACCAGTACTAACACTAACCTTGAGCTGATTACAGACGGTTTTAGCTACGGCACAAAAGAAATTGCCGCTGACGCTAATGAAACCTTCACTATGCCTGACGCTACAGCAGATGCTACGCGCTCACTGTACCTGAAATTCACTTCGGCAGTTGATTTAACAGCAACTCGTGAAATTACGCTTGGACCAAATACGGTATCTAAGACGTGGATCATTGAGAACGCTACTACTGGCGGTCAGACGATTACGATCAAGCAAGGCTCAGGTGCTACGGTAGACATTCCCAACGGCGACAAAACAATGGTCGTCACGGATGGTGCGGGTGCAGGCGCTGCGGTATTTAACGCTAACCCCACTGAAGCAGGTGCCGGTACAGTAACAAGCGTAGGCGGTACGGGCACAGTAAACGGCATTACCCTGACTGGCACAGTCACTAGCTCTGGTAACCTCACACTTGGCGGTACACTGGCTAACGTCGATCTGACCTCTCAGGTTACAGGTACTCTGCCTATCGCTAACGGCGGTACAGGTTCAACTTCAACTACTTATGTTGATTTGACGACTAATGTTACCGGTACACTTCCTGTCGCTAACGGCGGTACAGGCGCAACTTCACTTACTGCAAACAACGTCATACTAGGTAATGGCACTTCTGCGGTTCAAGCGGTTGCTCCGGGCACTTCAGGTAATGTCCTTACTTCAAACGGCACTACTTGGCAGTCAACAGCCCTACCCGGCGGATTCCCTGAGCCTCAAATAGTAAGCACAAACACAGCGGCTACTTCAGGTCAGTTTTTGGTGGTGGACACCGCAGCAATTACAATCACTCTCCCTGCTTCACCAAGCGCGGGCGATTACGTAGTTGTTAAAGACGGCACAGGCGCAGCAGCTACTAGTACCTTTACTGTAGCGCGTAACGGGGAAAACATCGCAGCCTCTGCAACTGATCTGATTTTTGATAAGAACTACGCAGAAATAACAATGACTTATATAGATGCGTCTATCGGTTGGAGCGTATAAATGAGTAATCTGTCGGAACTGCTGCCGACAGGCGGCGGACAAAACGCTGTAGACTTCGTAGCGTCTGGGACTTTGAGTTCTGGACAGACTGTTGTGCTTAATTCAGATGGGACTGTTAGTGCTGTTGCGGAGTCAGCAGAAGGTGCAGGAACTCCGGTTGTTTTTGAAGAAGATGCAGCAGGTTCATCTTTCGGCGAATTTTCACTTGCTTACGATACCGCACAAAATAAAATAGTAATTGTTTATTCAGAAGCGGCACCTAATTATTACGGGACAGCAGTAGTGGGTACTGTGTCTGGTACTTCAATTTCTTTTGGTACGCCTGTTGTTTTTAATAGTGCAGTTACATACTTTCCTGCAACAACTTATGACTCCAATGCGCAAAAAATAGTTGCTGTATATAGGAATGGGGGTAACTCAAATTACGGGACAGCAAAAGTAGGTACCGTATCAGGAACTTCAATTTCATTCGGCACTGGAGTTGTATATAGCGGTACTGCTTTGTCTAATTATCAAAACATTGTGTTTGATTCTACTAACAACAAAGTAGTAGTAATATGGGGAGACAATTTAAATTCTAATTATGTTACAGGTAGCGTAGGAACAGTCAGTGGAACTTCTATTAGTTTTGGCACTAAAGTACAAGCAGCGACAGCTTATACAAATTACCAATATGGAATTTCTTACGACCCGACTAATGGCAAAGTAGTTACAGCATTTAGAAACACGGCTAATTCTTCCTATGGCACAGCAATAGTAGGTTCTGTTTCTGGAACATCTATATCCTTTGGTTCTCCGGTTGTTTTTGCTTCTATTACAGCCACTAAAGAGAAAGTTGTATATGATTCTGCATCTACTAAAACAGTAGTTTTTTATAGAGACGATTCTGCCGCTGACTATGTAAAAGCCGCTGTCGGCACAGTCTCAGGAACGTCAATTTCTTTTGGTTCCATAGTATCAACAAATGTGCAGGCAAACTCGTTTACGGCAGTTGCAAATAGCGACTTAGGTGTTATAAATGTGGGTATTCTTGACACCACTAATGACGGATTTAATGTTGTTGGCACGGTGTCTGGGACAAGCATATCTTTTGGTACCCCGCTAGAATGGAAAGATGCTGCAACATTGCAGTATATCAATGGCACCTACGACCCTACAGCAAAGAAAACTATTTACGCCTACAACGACTTTGATAACTCAGAAAAAGGTACAGCCGTTGTCTTTCAAAACGAATCATCAAACAACACAGATTTCATAGGCATAACAGCCGAAGCAATCTCTGACACAGCCACAGGCGCTGTAAACGTCTACGGTGGGATTAACGAAGCGCAGACAGGTCTAACTATAGGCTCAGACTACTACGTCCAATCAGACGGCTCGTTATCTACCACAGCCTCAGACGTTAAGGTAGGCCAAGCAATCTCCGCAACCACGATTAACATGATGGATTTGACATGAGTAATCTGACAGATTTATTACCTGCGGGTGCGGGTGGCAAGCAAGTTAGCTTCGTAGCGTCTGGGACTATAGGTAACGGGGTTACTGTTGGTCTTAATAGCGATGGGACGGTTAGTGTTGTTGAGGAAACAGCTCAGTCTGTTGGAACTCCAGTAGTATTTGAAAATGCTGACTCAACTAATACTTCAACTGTTTTTGACTCTAACACAAACAAAGTACTCATTGCTTACAGAGATAACGGAAACTCATTCTACGGAACTGCTGTTGTTGGAACAGTTAGCGGTACTTCAATTTCATTTGGTACTCCGAAAGTTTTTAGTAGCACTAATACTAGTTCTGTTACGGCAACATTTGATTCAACCAATAACAAAGTCGTTGTTGCCTACAGAGACGTTACAAACTTTGGATATGGTACGGCTAAAGTTTTTACAATATCAGGTACAACGTATTCTTTTGGTGCGGCAGCAATTTATGAGGCTGCTAGTGTAACCTATAATGCGATTACTTTTGATCCAATTAACGGAAAAGTAGTCATAGTTTATAGAGATGTTGGCAATGCTGACGCAGGCACAGCAATAGTAGGAACAGTGTCCGGCACAAGTATATCTTTTGGTAGTCCGTCTACTTTTACTACTGATGCTTCGGACACAGCGGTTGCGTTTGACTCAAATGCAGGAAAAGTTGTAATTATTTTCAGAAATAATGCTAACTCTAACTACGGAACTGGCGTTGTTGGAACAGTTAGCGGTACTTCTATATCTTTTGGAGCTTTGACTGTTTTTAACTCAGCGGACAGTGCTTATAATTCGGCTACTTTTGACTCAAACGCTAATAAAATTGTTGCAGCTTATAAAGACGTAGGAAATTCAGGCTATGGCACAGCTGTTGTAGGAACAGTATCTGGTACGTCTATTAGTTTTGGAACACCAGTAGTTTTTGAAAGCGTCCTTATAAATTACACAGCACTTACATTCGATTCTGCTAACAACAAAGTAGTAATAGCATGGAACTCGAATATTCCGGGGGGTGAGGTATCAACTGCGACTGTTAGCGGTACAAGTATATCTTTTGATAGTCCAGTTAATTTTAATACCAGATCATATTGGCTTTCCTGTGCTTTTGATTCCAATTCTAATGTAACTGTGATTGCTTATGAAGATGACGAAAATTTGGATTATGGGGAAGCTGTAGTTTTTAAATCCGCTTCCACAAACAACACAGACTTCATAGGCGTATCAGACGCTGCCATCTCTGACACTGCATCTGGCTCGGTGACAATCAAAGGCGGTATATCTACCAACGTCACAGGACTAACGCCTAACTCGACATACTACGTCCAAGCAGACGGCAGCTTGTCCACGACATCCTCAGACGTACTAGCAGGCAAAGCCCTGTCCTCCACTAGCATTAACTTGGATTACACATCATGAGCAATTTGAGTGAATTACTACCTGCCGGAGCAGGGGCAAAATCAGCAGAGTTCGTGGCTAGTGGCACGTTAGGGTCTGGGGTTACTGTTGCTCTTAAAAGTGATGGGACGGTTAGTGCTGTTGCATCAAGTCCTGAAGGGGAAGGCACTATCGCTAATCTTAGTGCTAACCCGACTTTTATGGTGAGTGTTTATGATCCGGTTAATAATAAAGTAGTAATTATCTATAACGACGCCGCTAGTACCGCAGGTAAAGCCGTTGTTGCCACAGTTAGTGGGCAATCTATATCGTTTGGCACACCCGTTACTTTTAACGCTGGTACAACCTATTATTCAGATGCTGTTTATGATGCCGCAAGCGGTAATATTGTTATTGTTTTTGCAGATAACGGTAATAGTGATTACCCAACAGTTATAGTAGGTTCTGTCTCAGGTACAAGCATAAGTTTTGGCTCTGAAGTTGTTCTTAAATCAGAAGCTACAGCAGAACTTTCAATAGGCTATGATACCGTTAACGAAAAAGTAGCAATGGTATACCCGCGACTGACTACTAAAGGTTGTGGTATTAGAGCAGGTACAGTCAGTGGAACTTCTATAACATTAGGGTCTGAATTTTCAGCAGGCACCAGCGATAACCGTTATACACAAACAGTATACCACGAAGCAGATGGTTATTTTTTAAGTTGTATGAAGGAAGGCTCTGCTGAAATAAGAACTAAAACTTTTCAAATAAGTGGAACAAGTATTTCTTATGGTGACGATGCCGCTTTCGCTGAATCTCCTCTAGGTATAAGAGCTACTTATGATCCAGTAAACGAACAGGTTGTAATGGTTTACGCAGATAATGGAAATAGTAATTATGGAACTGCAACGGCTATATATTTAATTGGAGAAATACCCTATTACGGCACTAGATACATATACAGTAGTTCTGCGACAACTCAAAACTCTAGTGGAATTTCTTATGATATTAACGGAAGTAAGTTAATAATAAGTTATTCTAATTCAGGTTCATCCTATGATTGTGAGGTAAAAGTAGCTACAGCTTCTGGTACAGTTCTTTCCTTCGGAAGCGCGTATACGATAGAAACAGGTATTACTTCTTACTATAATTACTGTACTTATAACTCTGTAGAAAAACAAACTATTGTTACTTATAGAGAATCGGTTGCGCCCGCAGGAAGAGCGGTTGCTTTCCAATTAGACTTAACCAACTCAGGCGACTTCATAGGTATAACAGACCAAGCCATAGCAGACACAGCTACAGGCGCAGTGATTGTGCAGGGTGGGGTAGCAAGTGGGGTTACGCTTCCGTACTACTATTCTTTTGGTACTGGCGTTGTTTTTGATAATCAACTTTATACAGATGGGCTTACGTCTACCTACGATTCAAACTCTAACAAAGTTGTAATTTCGTATTCGGATAGTGGAAACTCAGGCTATGCAACAGCTATCGTAGGTACGGTAAGCGGTTCGGATATTAGTTTTGGTACTCCGGTTGTCGCCGCGTCAACTAATGCTTTATGGTTTGCCTCAACGTTTGATAGCTCGGCTAATAAAGTAGTGGTAGCGTATCGATCTGGTGCAAATCCCGGAGAAGCGGTTGTAGGTACCGTTAGTGGTACAAGTATTTCTTTTGGTTCTGCTGCGCAGTTTGAGCCGGGGAGAAATGCATATACGGTTGCAACATTTGATTCGAGCAATAACAAAGTAATTATAGCTTACCAAGATGACCTTAATTCAAACTATGGGACTATTGTAGTTGGTACTGTATCAGGGACGAGCATATCTTTTGGGAGTCCAATAGTTTTTAATTCAGCTACAACTTATTATCTCGCTTTAACTTTTGACTCCAATGAGGGTAAAGTTGTTCTTGGTTACAGAGATGGTAGTAACGGCAATGCAGGCACTGCACTTATAGGAACTGTTTCGGGTACTAGTATATCTTTTGGCTCTTCCGCAGTATTCCAAAGCGGCACCACGAGCTGGATAGCCGCGACTTTCGACTCTAACTCTAATAAAGTGCTATTTACTTACAATAATTCAACCGCAGGTAAAGTAGCTGTAGGAACGGTAAGCGGGACTAGTATAAGTTTTGGCACTCCAGTGACTTTTGATGCAGGAAACTCTAACCAATTCGTAACTACTTTTGACTCAAACTTAAACCAAGTTTTTATTGTTTATAGAGACCAAAGCAATTTAACATACGGGACTATAATAGCTGCAACTATATCCGGCACGACTGCTACATTTAGTGATGCGGAAGTTTTTGCCACTGTAACGGTTAATGTCCCGCAAATTGTTTTTGACTCCAACGCAAATAAAACGGTGGTGTCCTATGTAGACACTGCTGCTACAGGGTCTGGAACTAGTATTGTTACTAATCTTACTAATACTTTAGCCGTAGCTTCAGACTACTACGTCCAATCGGACGGCTCATTATCTACAACAGTATCTTCCGTCCCCGCAGGACGGGCTTTATCATCAACCTCAATCCTATTGGAAGGATAATTATGAAAACTATTATTGAAAACAACACTAACTGCTCTAAGTACCTTTTTGCCGACGACAAGCAAGTCAACATGACAGCAGACCATATTGAAGTGGGTGACCCTGCTGACTTGGACTTTATCATTGGCGACCTGAACTCTGACAACGCTACTCTTATTGAAGGCGTGACTGAGCCAGACGATTGGTACGGTTGTAAGTACAACTACGTCAACGGCGCTTGGGAACTTTGCCCTGATTGGGTCGATCCACGTCTGGAAGAAAACGCGGCCTAAGAGTATGACAAGTGACGCATCTATTTTTGTTATATGTTCTGGTCAACGGCCAGATACAGTCTGCGGACATGTGGTTCTATGACATCAATAGGTGCAATTACTTTGCTACAGCTATTGTCAGGGGGAAGGTAGAGCGGACACTTAGGTACGAACCCCGAGGCGTGGCCCTTGCAGCTTATTGTTTACCACGAAGGGCAGACCCCGAAGCAGTGAGGCCGTACTGATGGACCCCGTAACGATAAGTGCCTGTATAGCAGGAGCGACAAGAGCGTACAACCTCGTTGCCAAGGCAGTAAATGCCGGACGTGAGATAGAAGATACCGCCCAGTACATAGGTAAGTTCTTTGATTCTAAGGAAAAAATCCTAGAGATAGAGAAAGAAAACCAGTATGGCCCTAAGTTCCTGCGAGGCTCATCGGTAGAAGCTCAAGCCTTAGAAATACAGATGGCAAAGCACAAGACGCAGCAGATGGAAACTCAACTTAGGGAAATCATCGTGTTGTACGGGCCGGGCGAAGCTTTTTATAGCGAGATGATGAAGACACGGCGCACCATACGCGCACAACGCCTCGCTGCTGCTGAAGCACGGGCTAAGCAAAAACGGTTAATTATCGACGGTACTCTGATCCTCCTAATGACTGGGGCGACTATGGGTATAATATTCTGGATGGTACGTCTGGTGACCAATTAGATAGGTGAAGATATGCCACGCGCAATAGCTAAAAAACCTGTAGCAGCAAAGAGGAAAGCCGCAGTGTCCGATACTACTCCTAAGCGGTTAGACCGTATTGAAGAAAAGCTAGAGGAATCCAGACTTAATCTAGCGCGCGTGGATGAGAAAATTACTACGATATTCAACCGCCAAGGCAGCATCGAGACTGATGTTAAATCGCTTACTGAAAAGATAGGTAACGGTTTTGTAGAAAAGATTTTCTGGGTTGTGCTTGCTTCGGCTGTAGGCTTTCTTGCTGCTCACGCAGGTGGTGTATGAAACTAGACCCCGTACTGCTTAACATGGCCTGCTCGTGGTCAATGAAGGCATACAACGACAAGAACAAAGATGCGATTAAGATCGAGTCTGCTTTGACTTCTACTACAGCCTACGTAGTTAAGCGCAAGACCATAGACATTATAGTGTTCCGTGGCACGCAGCAGGTAGGTGACTGGGCTTTTAACTTGTTCCCTGTGCCTGTACCGTACGTTGGTCGGCTTTGCCATGGCGGGTTTGTGGCTGCTCACGCGTCGGTATGGGACGAAATTGAAGAGCATATAGACTATAATAAACGCACCCTAATTTGTGGGCATAGTCTGGGTGGAGCGCTAGCAGAGCTGTCTGCTGCCAAGTTAAACGGCAAACACGACAATCTGAGCCTGATTACTTTTGGCAAGCCCAATACGTTTTTTAAAGGTTTTAAAAAGCCCATGACTCTGGACAATCAGATTTCGGTGGTTAACGGCAGTGACTCAGTGCCACGGGTGCCGCGTTTGTGTTACGGGCCTAGTAAGTCACAGGATATGTTATATTTTTCAAACGGTGGCGTGGATTACATCAACCCATCTAAATACCTCCGAAAGAAAGACCGAGGCGTGAAAGATCGAATTGCAGACCACTTTATGGACGGGTACAAAGCCCGACTCGATAAATTCTTAGAGGACCAGAAAAATGGCAAGACTGGCGTTGATATTTAGCATTGCTTTACTGACGGCTTCCTGCACTACAGTTGAGCAGGTTATTGAAAACAAAGAAGTTTATTGTTCTGGCATGTACAAAGGTGTCCGAGCGGTAGGCCGCAGTGCGTTGAGCCTTACTACGGGTGTGGTTGTACCTGACGTATGCGATAGCATTGACGAGATTGTAGAAGAGGAAAACGCCGAAGACGGCGTAACCAAAAGCGCTGAATAACCTGTACACGTTATCCAAAATATTACTGGTGCTAAAGCAGCTATGACCGAAAGACTACTTGAAATGCTTAAGCGCCATGAGGGTGTGCAATCCCATATATACCGGTGTAGTGCCGGTTTTTGGACTATAGGCGCAGGACGAAATGTAGACCCCAACGGCGGTATTGGGCTATCTGACGACGAAGTAGATTACCTGCTAGAGAACGACATTGAGCGTGTAATCAAAGAGCTAAGTACTGAATATCCTTGGTTTAATAGCCTTGATGATGTACGAAAAGATGCTATGATTGACATTAGCTTTAACCTTGGTGCCACTAGACTTCGTGGTTTCAAGCGCGCATTGGCAGCTATGGAAGTTGCCGACTACAAATTGGCCGCTAAAGAATTTCTTGATTCCAAGTGGAGTCGGGACGTGAAAGGCCGTAGCCATGAACTCGCAAGCATGATCGAGACTGGTGAATACCTATTATGAGGTTTGTAAATGCCGCTTCAGAAACTACAGTTCAAGCCCGGAGTTGACCGCGAGAATACCCGCTACGCAGCCGAAGGCAGTTGGTACGAAACCAACAAAGTGCGTTTCAGACGGGGTATGCCCCAGAAGATCGGTGGATGGGTGCGCCTGTCTAATGAGTTCTTTTTGGGCATCTGCCGCTCTATGCTCAACTGGATTACTCTGGGTGGGCAAAATCTTGTTTCTGTAGGTACTAACCTCAAGTACTACATCGAGCGTGGTGGGGCTTATTACGACGTTACCCCTATCCGTTCCACAGTAACTCTTACTGATCCCTTTACTACTTTCTTAGGCTCTGCGGTTGTCCGTGTGGATGACCTTGCCCATGGTGCACTTGAAGGCGACTTTGTGACGTTTAGCGGGGCTACTGCGGTTGGTGGTCTGACTCTAAATAACGAATACCAGATAAGCTTGATCGACGAAGATGCTTACACTATTACCGCTGAAACTACGGCTTCCTCTACCGCTACGGGCGGTGGCACTGTTACTGCGGCCTACCAAATCAACACAGGTAACGAGATTGCTGTGCCATTTACTGGCTGGTCTGCGGGTACTTGGGGTTCTGGCACATGGGGTTTTGGCGGTGCTACTGATGCGCCTATTCGCCTATGGAGCCAAGCTAACTTCGGTGAGGACCTGTTCTTTACTTACCGTGGCGGAGCGCCTTTCTACTGGGATGCTAGCAACGGGGTAACTACTCGCGCAGTGTACGTATCTTCTCTTGGCGGTGCGTCAGACGTTCCTGTCATAGTTAACAAGGCATTTGTGTCAGACATCTTCCGTTTTGCATTCTGCTTTGGTGCGAACGATCTGGGTACTAGCGTACTTGACCCCATGCTTATCCGTTGGTCTGACCAAGAAGATGTAGCTAACTGGACGCCTGCCGCTACTAACCAAGCAGGTAGTCTGCGTTTATCTCGTGGTAGTGAGATCATCACCGCATTACAAGCCCGTCAGGAAGTTCTAGTTTGGACTGATACGGCTCTGTACGGTATGCAGTACTTAGGTGCTCCAGAGGTTTGGGGTGCGCAGTTACTCGGTGACAACATCACAATAGCCAGTACTAACGCAGCAGTATATTCCGGCAATATTGCGTTTTGGATGGGTACGGATAAGTTCTACCTCTACGATGGTACAGTTCAGACACTGCCTTGTGCGGTGCGAAGTTATGTGTTTAACGACTTTAATACATCCCAGTATGCTCAAGTTGTTGCAGGTACTAACGAGCGGTTCGATGAGATTTGGTGGTTCTACTGCTCTGCCGAGTCTACTCAGAATGACCGTTACGTGGTCTATAACTATATGCAAAACATTTGGTACTACGGCACTCTATCGCGCAGTGCTTGGATCGACGCTGACTTACGGGATAACCCCATGGCGGCTACGTACAGCAACAACTTGGTTACTCACGAAGTCGGCTACGACTGCCAAGAAACTGCTACGCCGTTCCCGATTACAGCTACGCTAGTGTCCTCTGAATTTGATTTGGATGATGGCGATAAGTTTATGTTTGTTAAGAGAATGTTACCGGACGTAACGTTTGAGGGTTCTACGGCTGACAATCCTGCGGCTACTATGACTTTATCTCCTATGGAGAACTCTGGTTCTGGGTACAACAACCCGCTATCAGAAGGCGGTAATAGCAGCGCTACGGTAACTCGCTCGGCCACAGTGCCTATTGAGCAGTTTACAGGGCAGGTCTTTGTGCGGGTACGTGGTAGGCAGATGGCGTTTAAGATTGAGTCCACTGAGCTGGGTGTGGCTTGGAAGCTAGGTATACCACGGTTGGATATGCGGCCTGACGGCAGGAGAGGCTAGTGGCCGAGAGACTGGTACAAAAGGTCCAAACGCCTGCGCTCCCCATACCTAGACCCGGGCCGCTTAAGCATTATCTGGATGACCTGAATAACATCCTGCGTCTGTTTTTTAACTTGCTGTCGAACGCGGTTAATAACGTATTTGGAGAGCTAGGGGGCCGGTTTATTGACGTGCCCAATGCGTTATACTTCTCCACAGCAGATCAGCCCATAGCAGTGGTAAATACAGGGCAGGTCGTTACGTTTAACCAGACATATTTGGAAAGCGGGTTTTCGATTAACGGTGTTGGGAATAGCCAGATAACTGCCACGTACGGTGGGGTTTACAACTTTCAGTTTACTACGCAGATTGTTAGTAACTCGGCTAGCTCTAAGACGGTATACCTTTGGATTTCGAGAAACGGTACAGACTTAGGTTACACAGCAAAAGACGTAATACTACAAGGTTCTAGCGATGTTAACGAAGCGACTTGGAACTTTAACTTGGATTTGGCAGCGGGTGAGTACGTAGAGATGAAATGGTCGTCTGATGATATAGATGCCTCTCTTAATGCTGAAACCCCAGCTAGCCCCCATCCGGGCGTTGCTTCTGCTGTAGTAACTATTAACTTTATTTCGGCGCTACCTGAAACGCGCCCAACACCTCCGTAGGTTTAGTATGGGTACTACAACAGGCTTAAAGCCGGACAGCATATATTTAGACCGAGATACTGGAACCTTTAATCGTGTAGGTGGACTATCCGACATTGAGACATCGCTGTCAGTTTTTCCTGATTATGCTGCTGAAGCCATTGCAGACGCTCAAGCACAAGACTACATAAACTCTCTTCTTGAAGAGCAGATGACCCCTGAGCAGCTAGAAGCCCAGCTCCTTGGTCTTTCCGTAGAACAAATGAACGCCAGAACTGAGGACATACTAGATAGCATCCTTAAGTCCCAAGGTGAAAACGAAACAGGATTTGTTAACGAAAGTGCTCGACTAGCGGCGGAAGGCGTACTCAAAGGTAAAATTGCCCAAGCAGGTGTTACCGATTCTGCTGCTCAAGAAGCTGCACTTAAGTCGGCTATGGAGGCTATTGAAGGTGGAGCCTCTGGGGTTGAAGCAGTTAAAGCAGCAGCAAGTGGAACAAAAGACTACGTTGAGGAACTTCTTAAAACTGCTAAGGATATTATAGATAAAGGCTACGATGCCACGATAGGCAAGCTTCCAGAAATACTAACTCCTGAAGCTATACTTGCTGACATTATTAGCGGGAACGTTACCGGCGTCTTTGAGATAGGGGAAACAGGCGGCGCGCTTCCCGGTGCTACCTCTCCTATTTTTGGTGGTACCGTAGGTACGGTTGGGGGTGGAACCAACGTAGGTATTATGACTACGGGCAACGCAGTGCTTGATGCTGTTATTCGTGCCGCTGAAGGTGGTGTAGACCAGCAAGACATTGAAAAAGTAATAGGTGCAATTATATCGGCCAACACAGGCATTCCCGCTGATGTTGTAAAGGCGGGTATAGAAGGCACTAAAGAAGCCATAAATGCTGCCAAGACTGTTGTAGGATCAAGTGTAACCGGCAAAGACGATGATGACGCTACCAATATAACCCTAACTGGTGGGACACTTACAACTAGAACTTGCGATGATGGAAGTGTAGTAGGCGCAAACGAGGCATGCCCCGAAGATGTCACTACTCTTATAGGCGGAGATGGGACTGGAACAGGCGATTCAACCTTAATGGGGCCGTTTCAAAAAGACCCTTGCGACGATCTAAAATACGCAACGCTTAACCCCGTAGAATGTGGTGGTGTGTCTGATCGTGAAATTATAGACGACGATCTTATTGCAAAAACAGACCCTTGCTCTGATCTAACCTATGCAGCGGAAAATCCAGCTGAGTGTGACCCAAACTATAACCCTTGCGATAACCCAGCCTATGCTGCCGCTAATCAAGCCGAGTGTGGCGGAGGTGAAGACCCTTGCGATAACCCAGCCTATGCTGCCGCTAATCAAGCCGAGTGTGGCGGAGGTGAAGACCCTTGCGATAACCCAGCCTATGCTGCCGCTAATCAAGCCGAGTGTGGCGGAGGTGAAGACCCTTG